GTCCCGCCACGGGTTCCGGTGATTGCAGGAGCGACGGTGTTGACGGCATCCGACGCAATAGTCGTCGACGTGAATGTGGAACTGACGCCGGCCACGGTGAGTGTGGTGCTCGTCGCTGTGGAGTTCGAGCTCGAGGACGTGTGGCGCACCGCAAGGGTGTCCCCGTTGACAACTGTCAACGGACCAGCACCCCATGCCCCGCCATTCTTCTGGATCTCGCTAGACGCGGCACCGCTGATCGTCGCTGTCGCGCTGTCGCTTGCGCCGAGGCCGGCGATCGTAATGGGCGCGGAGGTAACCACCGTATTGAGCGCGGCGTCGTTCGCGGGAGCGAGCGTGAAGGCTGTCGGGCTGGTGTCGTTCTGGTTGACGACGCCGATCGTCAGCGTGGTCGAGTGGGTGGAGCTCCCCAGCGTCTCGAGGATGACAACTGTATGCGACGCCGCGGCTTCATAGTCGGTCGGTGTTGACGTGGTGACCAACCACCACTCATCGAGAATGAGGCTGAGCGCGAAGAGCCCACCAGCATCATCCGTCAGCGATGGCGTCGAGCCATCGGCGAGGTTGAGGAGCTTGCCGATCGCTGTGTCAGCCGCTGCGTTTTCAGTTACCGAGTTCGCAGTAAGCGCAAGGTCGACAAGAGTGACTGGCGGAAGTGGGACCTGCCCCAGCGGTGGTGTTTTGCTCGCAGTCGGTCGATTGTATGTAACCCGGCTCAGGCCCGACTGGTTAAGATGGGCGAGGATCGAGGTCGTGCCTCGAAGATAGATTTTGGTCACTCGACCCAGCCCCGGATGTAAACAGTACCCATCCACCGTGGGGTCGGTTGGGCGCCGCTGTTATCGAGAAGAACAAAGTCCTTGTTCCTGGCCGCGAAGATCGTCTTGATGTCGGCGTTGGTGAGCGTCAGTACCTTTTCATCGACACTCGAACCATTAACCAGACTGATGTTGATGTCCGTGCCACACTCGAACACCATCGCCTTCGCCGAGACGTCCTCCGGTGAACCATCATCCAAAGAAAATGAGAGCGTGATTACCGCGCCCTGTCGTCCATGTAGATTGATGTCGCCATTCTCGTCGATGACGTCGGGGATCGCCTTCACTCGAAGCTCCTTGGCAGGTGCTTCGCGTTTCGCCTTTCATTGCGAACTAAAGCTAGAGTAACCCCGTAGAACCGGAGTGAACCAGCGGATTACTTGCCGGTCGGCGCTGTTTTACCTGCCCCGGATTTTACTTCGTTGGATTTAGCGACCTTGGTCCCACCGGCGGGGGTCATTCCGCGCCCGAGCGGGTCTCCGTTCGGAGACTGTTGCGACGGGTCGACCGATGCAGCTGGCTGCGGCTGTGCGAAGTTGGTCCCAGACAGTTCCGGAGCGCTCGCAGGACGCGGACGGCCGAATACGTCAATGTGGAACTCGTCGTCGGTGATGTAGCCGCGGCTGAGCGCCTGCTCGAGCCGACTCTGCTTCATCGTGCGCTGCGGCTCTAGCTCAAGGACAGGACGCAGTTCGACGGACTCGAACTCGAACACGACGCGGCCCTGAAAGCCAGCAAGTCGAACCGCGAGGGTCAACACCTGGCTCCAGATGTCGGCCACTACGCGGTTGAGCGCATCACAGTTCAAGGCGAAGAGGCGGGCCTCGGTGGATGCGACTTGTCCATTGTTTGATTTGCCAACGACCGCAGGCATTGTTTTGAGCGCGGCAAGGTTCTGCTGGTCGAGCACGTCGATGACGCTCGAGATCGGCAGCGAAGTCGCGGGCCGGCTGTCGTTGATCATGTCGACCTTGACCGCGTCGGTGTGGACCAGCGTTTCATCCGAGCGCATCGAATTGAACGCCGCCCGGATCTGCGCGACCTGGGTATCGACGAACTGGCGGGTAGCCTTATGATCCGTGCGGAGCAGTGGCGGGGCCGACTTCAGCAGCACCTCCTCAAGCACCGATACATCCATGCGCGGGTAACCAACGACCTGGGTGATCCGATAGAGCTCGTTGATGACCTGGACGCGGGTCGCGATCGTGTTGATCGCGGCGACGAACGGCGAATAGCTGTAAATGTCGGACGGGTTCTGGTTGAAGCGCGCCGTGAAGAACGTCGGGATGTCGAGGTTGATGTTCTGGTTGCTGGCCTTCTGCAGCGGTTTATATTCGCCCGGTTTCTTCTCGTGCCACTCGATCGTCATCATGTCGATCAGGCGCAGCGTGTCGGGTTCGAACTTCTTGTCGAGCACGAGCTCGGCGCCGGGGGTGCCACGGAGCAGCGTCCAGAAACGCATGTCGTCGTTGACCTGACGCAGCGACGGTTTGGCCGAGAAGCCGAGACTGTAGTCGGTAACCGTGGTCAGCCGCTCGAGAACCTGCATGCCGAGCGCGATACCGTCCGGGGCGAGCTGACCCTGCAGGTCGTAAGCCTTGAGCTTCCAGTTGGCCGAGCCGGCGATCGACTGGTAGGCAAAGAACGCGGCCGAGACGTCGCTGTCATGGCGCGCGAGATCGCTTATCAGCGTTCGGCTATCGGATGACTGCCGGGTGCTGAACAGGTCGGTCAGATGATCGCGATAACGCGGGAGTGAAAGAACTTCCTGTCCGGGTTTGAAGGTCGGAGTCGAGGACGTACCACCGGCCTTGGCCTTCTTCTTGGGAAGGACTAGCTGCAGCGCTTGGAGCGGCATTAGCGGCGACCCCCAAGATTGGAGAGCTTGTTCGCGCCCCCATTACCGAGGAGGTGGCCGCGCACGGCCGGCGTCTCGACGCTGGTCACCACGACGTTGCTCAGAAGAGACTGTGTTTCGAAGGTATACACGTGCTCACACACCCGTCGCGCTAGGAGTGACAGGCCCATCGAGTGGAAAAAGTGGTCGTTTCCATTCAACTTTTTCCACTCGGGTTCGGCCTCTGGTTTCTCCGGATTTTCGTCGCGCACCATATCGCGGAGGTGCGTAATCAAAGTCTCCCGATAAGGGCCGTAACCAGCGAGAACCGCCTGCTGATTTGTGATGACAGTCCTGACGCGGTCCAAGGCGCCGGTCCGGTTGGCGGTGTAATAGTCCACGGTCCCGGTCTCATCGCGGTGTGGGACCAGCACGGACTTGCCACCATAGGCCACTGGCATGATGGTACCGCCTGTTTCCATTCGCATGATGTCGACGGTCGGCGTGTATGGGTAACGGTCAGCGCAGCCCTGCACGATCGAATAGGTTTCGCGCAGCCCTCGCAGGCGCTCTGGGAGCTGAAAGATCGGGATCTGCTCGAACAGGATGAATTCGGGGCCATTCTCGCCTTCGGTGTGAAGGCTGAGGTGGCAGACCTGTCCCATGTCGAGGCCGAGGAATACGGCGCGATCCTTGCCAACATCAGGCGGGCGCCCGTGCGGAGCCATGCACTTCTCGATTTCCTCGCGCTGGATCTGCGCGGAGCTCTCGGTGTAGGGCTCTCCGAGCACCGTGTTGTAGAAACCGCGGACAAAGTCCTTGCGCTGGTATTCCGCCAGTTGCTGGAAGACATACCCGGGCGAGATACGACCAGTTGAGAACGGGCGGACCTTGTAGCCGCGCGTATTAGTCCGGGTCGGGTAGGCAGCAACCCATTCGCGACGGTCGGCATCATTGAGATCGAGCCGGCTCGCACAATTCTCGCATTTGACGTAAATTTCATCGAGGTTCATCTCGGCGATCTGCTCGGGCGTGACGTCGGTCAGCCGCTCGATGTCGATGTGGAAGTCCGGAATGTGGATGAACGACTGGGTGAATTCCGGCACCTGCACGTGATTGCAGGCAGCACACCGGATCATATACTCGCGCTGGTCGGTCAGTTGGTAGCCACTGTTGATACCGTAATCGAGGAAGGTCGGGGTCGAGAACGACTGCGTCATCCGCAAGTCCGAATTCTGCAACCGGCTCTGGAACAGGCCGATCATGTTCATCGGCGACAGGTCGAGCTCGTCGTGGAACAGAAAGTCGGCCGAGATCGAGGTCGCGTCGCCCTCTTTACAGCCGGTCTGATAGCCCATGCTGTCGAAGATCTGGGTCATGTCCATGTTGCGGACCGGCTTGATCCCCATCGGCGGATTGAAGATCGCGTCCGCATCCAGGATCGGCTTCATTCGGCCATTGTAGATGCGCTTGAACATGAGATCGTTCGGCATGGTGAAAATGCCGACGAGACCACTGGTGCGGCGCAGCATCGCGAAGAACTTGCGGATCTGAAC